TGGGTTTAAATATATCTGCGATGAGATTTGGGATCGGGGAAACCCGAAGTATATTGCGGAAGAAATTATACGCAAGATCAAGTTACGGAATTACGAGCGGGTGAACTCGATAGAGATAGACCCGCTTTCCAAGGGCGGCACGGATAATGGCATTGACGTATTCAGCGAAGTGGCGGGAGTCCTCGGAGCGCACAACTACAGTCTTGGAACCGCGTCGAAGGACAAGGAAGTGGGGATAGCTATTCTTAACAATCTTCTTTGGACGGAGAATGAAATGCCGGGACTGTTCTACTTCAAGGACTGCCCGATGAGCATACAGCAGTCAGAGGATTGGATGTACGACGCCGAGACTCTGAAACCCTCCAAGACAGATGACGACGCGGTGGAGTGCATATACAGATTAGTTTTGAAAAACACCCAGTGGTACGACTTGTACCAACAGAAAAGGACACACACGCAATCGGTGATCCTATGAGCGTTGAGGGATATAAGGCTTATCTTTACCGGCTGATGACAGAGGGAAACACAGTAGGGGTAGTGTTTGAGTTATTAGACCACATAGAAAGACTGTCTGAAAGGGTGGAGCAATTTGAAAAAATTCATCGAGATCATGCGAACAGTAAAACAGAACATGACCGACAAGAACCGCATTATAAAGAACATAGAGGATAAGCCTTTTTTTGGGAAGGTGACCGTTGTTTTTCAGGACGGCAAACCCGTGAGGGTGCAGGACATAACAGAGGACATTATATTATAATGGATATAAAACTCACAGACGAAGAAATACTTGACCTCTTAGAGAATGACCTCGACAGAGCGTCGGACATTCAAGAGGAGAGGGCAGACCTCCGGGACTCGGCATATAAGGCATTCCGTGGCGACGCCTACGGAAACGAAAGAGAGGGGTGGAGTCAGTCTGTAGCAAAGATTATCTGGACGAATCACCAGAGTAACTTGGGTTCTTTGGTTGATATATTCTCCAACGACTTCTTTATTCTCAAGTCCGACAACTACGACAAATCCTTACGCATACAGAAACAAATCCGCACCCAGATGTTTGTTAAGCAGGACGGATATAGACACCTGTACGATTTCATGTTTGACGCGGGGCTGTACGAGTTCGGAATTTTCAAGGTTTATCACAAGGAAGATTTCGATTTAGTGGATGAGAAGTACGACCGGCTCACATTACCGGAACTCGAAGCCTTATTGCAGAGCGGCGAAGTTCAGGTCACCAAGTACACCGAAAGTGAAATCCCTTCAGATGGATTCAACCCACCGCAGACAATCTTAGAGAATGTCAAGGTTGTAAGAAAGGTCATTAAGTACAAAGGCGCGGCATGGGAATGTCTGCCGCCTTGGGCGTTCGGTTATTCGCCTGATTGTAAGCGAAGCGATTGGGGCGGGATTGAGGGTAGATTGGTTTATCACCAGTTCAAGTTATCCCTCAACGACATAAGGAAAAGAGAACGCGCGAAGATTTATAAAGACGGCACATACAATCAATGCCTCGAATTAGGCGAAGATTCCACAGACAAATCCTCTGAACAGATTTCCATAGAATACGACTCCGACGGACTGTCACCTGAAGTGACCGACTCGACGGTAGAGCGCGACGAATCAGACCTCAACCGCGAACTCAACGTGAAGGAATGCTATTGCAAGCTCGATCTCGATGGAGACGGATTGCAGGAAGCGGCAATGGTTGTCCTGATTGAAGATGAAGTGATAGCACAAGTACAAGAGAATCCATACAAGCGTCCTCCCTTTAGGATAGGCGGCCTCTTGCCCGAACCCCACAAGGTGAACGGCATCCTGCCGCCTTCCATTTTGGAAACCGACCAGAAGGTTATGACCAACCTTTTACGGTTCATCCAAGATCAGGCCGCTATGAGTACATACCGGAACATCGTCACCAATGATACCCGTATGCAGTCCATGCTCCAGACGAGGAAACCTTTTGACATTATCCTTGGCGACCCGGACAAGCTGGGCGAAGTTCCCGTACAGACAGGCGACGGATTTATTCTTAAAGCGTGGGAACTCCTGAAAGGCGAGAACGAAGAAACCACCGGCAGTTCACGATACAATCAGGGAACAGATGGATCGTCTTTAAACAAGACCGCGACCGGCGTACAGTTAATCACACAGAACTCGGCCAAGCGTTTGAGGATGAGCGCGAAGGCGATTGCTACTTCCGCTTTAACCGGAGTGGTCAAGGACTTCATCTTTATTAACCGCAAGTGGAAAACGGAACAACCACAACCGATTCTCGGAACCGACATCTCCATTCAGCCTCAGGATTGGGATAGCGAGTTTGATATTGAAATCGACATTGGCGTAAGCGCGGCGGAGAAACAACTCTTGGTACAGCAGTACGATTTCTTTGCACAGTTCGCAACACAGGCCGGTATTCCGATGGGGTTAATGAACCCTCAGCATTTGGCGAAGATTCAGAAACGGAAATACAATCTGTTCAATATCAACATTGACGAACTGATGTACACCGATCAACAGTTCATGCAGGAAACGCAGAAGCGGGAGCAGAATAAGCCGAAAGAGGATTGGCGCGAGTTCGTTGCTATAGATAAGATGTTCCCTCTGTTAGCCAGAAGTGAACAGGCACAAATCTTACAAAAGTTAGAAATCCAACCTGACCCTCAAGCACAAGTGGCAGGGATTCCCCAAGCACGAGATATTCTTGCCGCCCAATCCAAAGCACAAGACACACAAGCCAAGTCGAATGTATTGCAGCAATCGGCACAGATTAAGGCAGCGGAAGCCATGCAGAAGATGAAGCAAGAAGAGCAAAAGCATAACATGGATATGCAAGGCAAGGTAGTTGATTTGAACGTCAAGAGAGAAGGGGCAAAGATAGACCTCATCTCGAAAGTGATGAAGGGACAGAATGACCAAAGACGAAGCGAACATACTGATAACCAGAGGACTTGAGGCGCAGCACTTTTTGCAGTTCATCGAAAGGGAGCCTTACTTCAAGACCGTCTTTCAGGAAATGGATGATGAGTACGTCAAGGATATTTTAGGACTCGACCCTCAGAGCAAAGAGAAGTTCGCCTTGATACAAACTAAACGCCATGCCCTCTACGAACCGTTGAACAGAATCCGACAGGACGTAGAGATTGGCAAACGAGCCGAAACCGAAACACCGCAAGGGGAAGGAATACTTTAATGGGAGTAGAAATAGAAGGCAACCTTGGACACAATGATTATAAGCTGCGTCAGGCGGCACAGGCATTAAGAGTCAAGGATGCTGAGATAAACTCGCTGAAATCTCAACTTGAGGAAACGAAGCGAAAGGCGGCGGAGAAGATAGACAAACTTGAAAGGAGCGTTGTCTTTTGGCAGAAAAAATACAACAGCAACGTGAAACCCAAAAACAAAGGCTTGGTCGAAACAAAGGCTGAAAGCCCAGGAGGAGCGGACGTTGAATAAAGTCATCGCCTTTTGCCGACCGGGAAGTTCCTTCACAAGCCAATGGGTAGGATGTTGGACAGACATGATGTTTCATTGCGCGAAGAATGGAATAGCGGTTGTTGATAGACCCGCAGTCCATCACAACATTCACTCGGTCAGAGATTTGTGTTTGTGTGTCGAGAAGGGACACATAGACGAAAAGCCGTTTCCTGAAGGATTGGACTACACGCATTTGATGTGGATTGACTCCGATCAGATATGGTCACCGGAGCAGTTCCAGAGATTGCTTGACGCAGACGAGGATATAGTTTCGGGGTGGTACGTTCTTACGGGAACGGAAGATGTCTGCTGCGCCGGATGGTACAGCAAGGGAGTCTTTGACGATAAGGGTGGACTCCCGTTAATGAAACGCAGGGAGTTAAGAGACGCGCCCAGAAACGAGAAGGGATTAATTGACCTTGGAGATGTACATCCTGAATATGATTATCCGTGGGTTGGATTTGGATTTGTTTTAATTAAACGCGGAGTCTTTGAGAAGATACCCTATCCGTGGTTCTTTGAGGATTGCAACAGAGTAGGAAATCAGATAAGTAATTGGGGAGATGACATTACCTTTTGCATGAAAGCGAAAGACGCGGGATTCAAGATATACCTCGCACCGGATATTAAAGTCGGTCATCAAAAATTGGTGATACTTTGAGGGTTATCATACTCGGCAAAGCGAAGGGATGCGATGATGCACCTTTCCATTTTGAAGATAAAGAAGTTCAGACATGGGGACTTAACAACCATATATTAACCCGTCCCCTCGATATAGTTTTTGAGCCTCACGATGTTGAGTGGTGGATGGAACACGCGGATGAGGTAAATGAATGGCACAAGCCGGAGAGAGGGTACGCGAAGCACATAGAGAAAGTCAACGAGATGGAGATTCCCTATATCACGCTGAAGCACTATCCCTTTATTCCGACTAGTCAGAAATTTCCGGTAGAGGAAATCTACAACGAGTTCGGATTGGATTACTACACCGGAGGCATAGACTACATGATAGCTTATGCAATATTAAAACGGGTCGAAAGGATTGACATCTATGGTGTACATACAACGTATGATGACGAGTATGCGTATCAGAAGCCATCCTTAGAAGCATGGTGCTTCTTTGCGATGGGGAAGGGAATTGACGTAAGGGTTCACGGTTCACATTCATTGTTCAAGACAAGGTATCAGGGAAAGATTTTTACCAACGATCGGAAAGAAGCAGACGGGTTGAGATA